ACGACTTGTGCGGACGGCGATACTTGGGCGAGCGGTATTGCGTCGATTGCTGGTAAATGGATCGACGACAATTCTAACCCAGCGACTCAGGCCAGCGTGGGCGTGGCTTCAACTTTCTCCGCAGGAACGTTTACGTTCTACCCGGCGGAAGATGGAACACCGTGTACGCTGTTTGCAATCATCGAATAAATCATTAATCGTCATGGGCCGGTGGTGCCTGAAAATGGCATCCGAGCTACAGCGAAAGGAAAAATATTATGGATATACAAGCTCTCAATAGAAATGATGTAGACCCGGTTCGGGTTGTATTCAAAAACGTTCATGGCGGTGGTTCTCTTACCACCGGATATGGAGTCCGAATTGTTCAGAGCGCTGCTTCGTTCGACGGAATTTCCGCCGTTCCTAGCACCGCTGCCGCAATCAAGGACTTCTACGGCGTTGTTTTGAAAGACACGCCCATCAATGGGTTCGGGAAAGCAACGTGCTACGGCTATGCCGCCTCGATTGTTATCTCGAATGTTGGAACGTCCATCACAGTGACAGGAGGAGATACGCTGATTCCCGGAGCCGTCGCGGGAACATTCTTCTCTTCTATCACTGACGCCGCAATGACCACGCTTCTCGGTCGTTATATTGTCAATGGCCAAACTCAGACTATCTCGGCTTTGTCCTGGGTGTCTGGTTTTGTTCGCGGAATGTAAATGAATTACACCTGGAAGGAATATTTTTCAGCGTATACGAAGGCGGCTGGAATCTTCAGGCCGACTCGTTATATCTGGCGTCCTTTCGGGGAATTATTGGAAGTGGACCGATGCGCCGTGGACGGGGAGATTGTGACTGATTCGCAAAGCTCCCTGTCCCGGCACGTTGGCCATCGGCTTCAAGGATCAGTGAAGCTGTCTATTTTTCAGATGATTCTTGTTTGGGTGAGAATTATTCGATGAGTAAAGTGGTTAAGGTTTTAATCGCCATCCCGAACATGGGGTACACGCAGGTGGAAGCCTATGGCAACCGCCTTATGAATTTTATGCAGATGGGCAACTTCCAAACTGAGAAGGCGACCTTCGACAAGTTCGCTTCGTTATTGGATGAGCTGGCCCCAGAGAAGAAAGAGTCCATTCTTAACGCCTATCTTGAGAAGATGGGGCGCTATGTAAAAAGAATCGACCAGGAAGCAATCGAATTTTGGTTTATCAACATCGGCAGGATCTTCACGCCAGCGGCGAGAGAAGAGGCAGCAAAGAAAGCGTTGGAACATAACATGGATTACATCTTCTTCGTGGACGACGACATGATCTGCCCGGACGATATGTTTCAGCGGCTTTACCGTCATCATGAAGTGGCGGACGTGGTTTGTCCTTTGGCTTTTACTCGCAATGAACCTTACAAGCCTGTTATGTACGCTTCCATCGAAGGCTACGATGCCGTTAACAGATCCGATTATTTCATCAACAACGTCATCATGAATTACCCGAAGAACAAGCTCGTCGAAACGGACGCCTGTGGGTTTGGCGCGGCGTTGGTGAAGGTAGACATCTTGCGCAAGATTGAAGCGCCCTATTTCATGTCTTCCTCAGGGACCGGAGAAGACATTCTCTTTTGCTACAAAGTGAAGAAAGCCGGAGGGCGTGTGTTCATGGACACCACCTTTAACATCGGGCATTTGGGTCATCCCCAGGTGATAACGGAGGAATTCGTGGAAAAGTACAGGGCTTCAAACGATTGTGAAAATACAAAGCGTTACGGAGAATTTACGAAGTACAACGCGCTGACGGTGCTTGGTGACTAAGCCAATCACAATAATTTGTCCCACGTGGAACAATGAGGAATTTTTGGTTCCTTGTGTTCAGTCCATTATCAAGAACGGTGTCTTAGACGGTTTGGCTGATCTCGTCATCGTCAACAACGGCAAGCAAGACATCGAGCGCCACTTCGGCGGTATTCCGTCCATAAAGATTTTAAATCCAGGAGAGAACTTAGGCTGGGAAGGCGGCTTGGCTCTGGGAATCAAAGAATCAACTTCTCCTTTTCTCGTCTTCCAAAATGATGACACCTTCCTCCCGCCTTCGGCTGCGGCGTTTTATCAGCGGCTTCTAACTCAGTTCGCTAATGACAACGTAGCAGCCGTTGGTCCCGCCACGACTTGTGCGGCAGGAATGCAGAGCATTTACCACCCAGGCTGTCCGCGTGTTCCCACGGAAGTCTCTTATCTTATTTTCTTCACGGTCATGGTCCGGCGTTCTCACTTGGAAGCGGTCGGTGGTATTGATACCACGCTCCCCGGCGGAGATGACTTTGATTTGTCCATTCGCTTCCGCAAAGCCGGCTACGACATCCTCATGGATCCAGGGGCTTTTATCATTCACCACGGCTTCAAAACCGGAACGCGGGTTAAAGGCGATCACACGGTTAAGGGCGGCTGGAACTCTCAGGAAATGTCCGATAGGACAAACAAGTATTTGATTAACAAGCACGGATTTAAAGAATGGTGGAAGGCGATTTCTGGACTTAGGTATGAGGTTCATGATCATGGGTCAGTTGATTTGGAAGGGAACATTGTTCGCTCATTTGTGAATGGCGACAAGAACGTGGTTGAGCTGGGATGCGGCCCTAGGAAAACGATTGAACGGGCCATTGGCATTGACCGGGTTCCGAAGGGTGAAGTTATCCCGCATCTTCAGGGGCAGTTATCGGTGGCGGATATTGTGGCGGATGTTGGCGAACTTTTACCGCTTGAAGACAATTCTCAAGACGTTCTTATTGCTCGCCACATCTTAGAACACCTTCCAAATGAAATTAAAACTTTGAGAAATTGGGGGAAGGTCATTCGTCCTGGTGGAAAGATGATAATCGCTGTTCCTGATGAGAAGGTAACTAAATCAATACCGCTCAACCCAGAGCATTGTCGGACTTACACGCAGGAAAGTCTGCGGGACACGCTAGAGCTTCTTGGTTTCAAAGAAATTAATTCGATTCAATCCAAGAATGGTGTGTCATTTGTGGGATGCTACGAGAGGATGAACTAATGAGAATTGCGATCTATTACGACATTTTCCCAGAAACGGGGTATCGCAACGATGGCAACCCCCTAATGACATGGGCTTCTCTTAAGCGGATGCAGGAGAAAGGACTTCTTGAGGTAGATCATTTGGCTCCCAAAGAAGACGTTAAGCTCTTCGGTGAATATGATCTTCACTTAGACGTGGATTGGGGCGAAGATGGACTTGCCTCTATTATTCCATACAAGTTGATCGACGCTCCTCGTCCCAATGTTTATTGGGCGTCGGACACCCACCTGGGTTTTGATTATAGGCTTGAGAAAGCCAAGAAGTTCGACCACGTTTTCTGCGCCCAGAAACAAGCCGTGATTGATTTCAATCGAGAGGGGATTCCAGCCGAATGGCTTCCCCACGCTTTTGAACCGCGAGCTTATCAGGACATTTCCACTGGAACTCCAATTCCCTTCAGTTACGCCAGCAAGGACTACGACGTTGCTTTCGTGGGTCATGTTAATTCTCCCAACCGAGTTGATTTCTTAGACCGCATGTTCCGTGAATTCCCCAACTTCTTTTTTGGCCAGCGCAAGTTTCAGGAAGCGGCCAAGATTTTCTGCAAGTCCAAGATCGTTTTGAACATTGCCATGAAAGAAGACTCGAACATGAGATGCTTCGAGGCGATGGGATCAGGCTCATTCTTGCTCACCGATTGGGTTCCCCACATAGACGAACTTTTCGAAGACGGAAAACATCTTGTTCTGTATCGTTCGCTTGATGAAGCCGTGGATAAAGCGAAGTATTACTTGAAGCACGATTCAGAGCGTGAGAAGATAGCGCAAGCTGGGTTTGAAGAAGTGATGGCGAAGCATACGATTGATCACCGAGTTAAGCGCATGCTTGAAGTTGCTCAAGTACCAGTTGCTGTTTAATTAAAAAGGAAAGGAGATTGCATGGATGTTTTCAGACTAATGAGTATGCCGGACCGGGTTATTGCTTTTGAAGGACTCCCGGAGAACTTGCTGAAAGGGTTTGAGCTGTGTCGGGCTGAAGGGTTCCCGCGCCACTGGAAAGAATGGATGGGAAAGAAAACGCGCACGATTCCCATTCCCCCTGAGAAAGACATTATGACGGGAGCGGTTCGTCGTTTTGATCCCATCGAAGATACGGATTGCTTTTTTTACTTGGTGGATCAAACCTCTAACCCGTCGATGGAAGCATGGAAGATGGTTTGTGATTTTGTTCGTCAGAACGTGTCTAAAGAATTCCGCTTAAAAGAAAAGATTGATGACATGGCGTTGCCGTTGGCAGCGAATAAGTCTGACGGCGTAACGCTTGAGCCTGAGGACGTGGTGGTGATTCCTATTCCGCGAGCGATAGAGCTTGTTACGGAATCGGGAGCGCCGCTCAAAAAAGAGTCTATTAAAGCTGATGAGCCGGTGAAGGTCCTCAAATGCGAAGTGCCTGGATGCACGGCTGAGTTTGAAGGGTCGTATGCCAAGAACTCGATGCGCTGGCATGTCCAGAAGAAGCATAAACCAGTAGCGGTTTGACTTAAACCCCAGGAGTCGGGTCATCCCCGGCTTGCAAAGGAGCCTTCACTCCCCTGGGAATATTTGCGGTTGAAAGGGCCGTCGGGAGATGACATTGGTTTCCCGGCGGCTTTTTTTAAATAAGGAGAAAATATGATTACGAGTTATCAAGTTGTCACTGGGACAGGGAAGCCTGTCAATGGTGCTGGGGATGTAACAATTATTGCTGCGCAGGGATCAGGCAAAACGCTGTATGTTCTCAAGGTTTTCGTTGGGATTACGGTGGTTGCGGCGGGTGGTGGCGGAGAATTTGCTTTAGAAAACGGATTGAACGGCACAAGGTTTCTTGAGATTGATGCAGACGCAGTTGGAACTTATGTGGTTGATTTTGGAGAAGAAGGTTATCCTTTATCCGCGAACACGCTTCTAAACGCGGCGGTGGATGGAGCTGCGACAACCCAGGCTTCAGCTCGCGTAACGGCAATCTGTAAGGTCGTCTAAGTAAATGACGTTCTTAACCTTGCAACAGGAACTTGAGAGTAGGCTTAGTGCCTACGACTTAAGCAATTCGACGCAGGCCACGAAGATCAAACGCTGGCTGAACATGGCTCAGCAGTATATCTGCGGCAAGCGTTTATGGCCGTTCATGATGACGGAAGAAATCGTTCAAACGGTTGTAGACTATACGACTGGCACCGCGAGCGTGGCCGCAGCCGGGACGACGGTGACATTCTCAGCGACCATCGCTGACTCAAAAACAAACCAGTACATTCAGTTTGCTTCCTCGAATGATTGGTATCAGATCACAGCGCACACCGCCGGGGCTTCCACGGCCACAATCAGCCCTGCCGCTACTGCCGTGAACACGAGCGCCGCCTACACGATCAGGAAGTTGCTTTACACCACGTCCACGCCCCTCATTCAGATTCTTGACATGAAGCAGCTGGTGACGCCGGTGAGGCTGATCTCACAGAGTCCGCGAGAAGCCGATTTCTTTCTTCCCCTCTACTACAGCGCAGGAACGCCTTATTACTACATCGTGAGTTCCCCGAATTCCTCTGGCTCGCTTCAATTTTCGCTGATGCTTTCACCTGATGCGGCCTTGAACATTATGGTTCGTGGCGTCAAAGCATTAACGGACATGTCCGATGACGCTGACGTGTCGGTGATCCCGACTCCTTGGCAAGACGCGATTATCAACATAGCGGCTTTTTATGGATTCCAAGGCCTTGACGACACCCGTGCAAAATCGGAATTGGAATTGGGGGAACTTCGGATCAATGACATGGCGCGTGTTTATACCAACGACTTAAGCCGTCATCGTGTGATGCAGGGTGTTGAGAATGACGTCAACTTTGGTTTGCAATGGGCGTTGCCGTCTAACTTTGGGCCGGAGGCGAATTAATGGGTTACAGGGGAGAAGAACAAGTCTTCTTCGATTTTACTGGGGGAATGGCCTCTAGCACTTATGTCATGTCCATTAAGCCAAACCAGGCTGTTCTTCTTCGGAATGTTTACATCAACAGCGACGGCGGCCTTGCCACTCGAAGAGGGAATACAGCCTTTAATGCCTCGGCCATGGTTTCCGCGTCCACGGCTATAACAGGACTCGGTTATTACAAGCTGGCCAGCAACGACTATCTTGTGGCCATTGCCGGGACAGCGATATTCAAGTCAGACGATTTAGACGGAACGATGGATGACATTACGGGCGCTGTCACCATCACGACGGGCCAAAACAATATCTGGACCCACACGCAAATGAACAACTTGTCAATTTTCGTGGGTGGTGCGCCGGACGCGCCAATTAAATGGAGCGGGTCAGGGAACGCGGCAGTTCTTGGCGGTACCCCGCCCAACGGAGCCTTTGGCTTTACCCACAACAACAGATTTTTTATTGGCAACACAACCGCCAACCCCTCTCGCATTGCTTGGTCGGTTTTGTCCAATCCTGAAGATTGGTCCGGCACGGGTTCAGGGACACAGGATATTGAGGTTAATGATGGTGACGTTTTGGTGGGCGCGGCCCCCATCAACACCGACATCGTTTTACTTTTCAAGCAGAATTCGATTCATCAATTTGTTACCCGCACTCCGCCATTCCCTTATTTTCCCCTTTTTAAGGGAGTCGGAGCTGTGGGTAAGAATGCGATTGTGGTAGCTGACGGGGTTGCTTATTTCATTACGCCAAGAGCCAGGATGAAAGCCACTGACGGTTCTACGATCATGGAATTCCCCGACACCATTGACGACATTTGGGATGGCCTTAACATTTCCAGGCTTCAATACATTCAAGGAGTGCGCTACACCGGAGAAGGGATCGACCACATTATTTGGATGTGCAGCAACGGCTCTTCTTCCACGAACAATTTGGCGGTGGTGTGGGATCTTAAGAACAAATGCTGGCTTCAGCACACGACTGGCTATAAAGCCAACGTGGCCACAAAGACTCAGTACGGAACTCTCTACACCGGCCATTACAATGGTGTGCTTTATAAGCAAGATGTAGAAGGCCAGTACATGGACGCCTCTGAGACTTCGCCCGGAACCATTGACGCGCTGTGGCGAAGTGGATGGAATCTCACCAAGTCCATGGAGCAATCTTTCCATCCGTTTAGGCTTAACATCGGGATCGTGTCTCAGTTTGAAGGGTTGCTTAAGGTTGGCTACGGATTTGATTTCTCAACGGACCAGAAGATTGAGGATGTGAACATGCAGGCCGCTGGCGGTCTGTGGGATGAGGGTGAGTGGGATCAGATGACATGGGGTGGCCAGACAGATGTGATCCGCCACGTTTTCATTAAAGGGCGCGGGCTTAGTTTTCAGGTGACGTTCAGCTTGGCTGTGGCCAATCAGGCTTTTAAGATTCAGGGATATTCTGTTAGCGGGAAGAAGTCTTCAGTGAAGGCATTTCAAATAAATTGATTTAGGAGAAGAGTATGGCTGATTTAGCAGTTACATTTACATTCGCACCGAATACCACCGCTTCAAGTTCACAGGCGAACACGAACTTCAGTGATGTGACTACCTACATCAATAACCGAGATGACGGAACGGCCACTTGGGACAACTGCAATGTGACGGCCACAGTAGCCAACCCTGTCACCATCAAATCAAGCGCCTCAACCACTGAAGTGGCCATCGACAACACAGCCACCACCGGCGATCCGCAGCTCACTTTTAAACTAAGTGGCACAGCTAAGTATTCGTTGGGTGTTGACGATTCAGCCAGTGATAATTTCGTGATAGCAGCATCCAGTGCGCTTGGAACCACGAACGCTATTGCCATTGACAGTTCAGCTAACACCTTCGTTGTGGGAGTATTAAATGCGGTTGGATCAGGAAATAGTTTTATTGTTGATACGAATGTTTTGGTTGTGGATTCCACCAACGACTTGGTGTCAATTGGAACAGCTTCTCCTTCATCCTATAACACCAGCGCCAGGAATTTGGTTATAAGAAATTCCAGTGGAAACGCCGGGATGACACTAAGCGCCAATACCAACGCCTCGAACCTCATTGGTTTCTCTGACGCAGAAAGCACAACTCTTGCTGGTCTTATTACTTACGACCACGATGCCACGGCTACCAACGAGACTCTTTCTATCCGAGTTGGCGGAGTAGACGATGTTCTAAAGCTAAACGGGAATAGCCAAGTTCAGGCTCTTTCTGGCACAGCAGCCCTTCCCTCTATTTCATTTTCAACCGATCCGGATTTGGGGTTTTACGTCCGAGCTGCCAACTCCATCGGCTTTGCTGGCGGCGGCGTTGAGATTGGTCGCCTAGAAGGAGATGGCACAGCCGGGGTTGTTACCACCTTTGGTGTGACCCATCCAGACAATACCAACACGGGATCTCACGCAAGGTCTTCTGCCACAGCAGGGGGAACTTCTGGCGGTGACCCGTTCACCCTTTATGCCATTACCAGTGGCCAGAACTGGGCTGTTGGCGTGGACAATTCTGATTCCGACAAGTTCAAGATTTCGAGAGGTTCCACGATGGGTTCTGGCGACATTATCACAGCCAGTGCCACCACCTTTGATCCTGTTGGGGCAGGGACTATTAGCACAGGCGATGCCTCAAACTACTGGAACGACATTTCCTACAAGACCCTCACAGACCGTGGTTGCTTGGGTTTTTTTGATGAAGGAGTTGAGCTTCAAGACGGAAGAATTGTTCCGGATACTGAAGCGCTCCTCGCCATCCAGAAGCACCCGACCAAGAAAACGATCTACGGCGCGGACATGTTGGACTACCGCACCTTCCCCAAAGTTGCTTATGTGAAGGCCAAAGTAAGCGGTGCTGAACTTGAACGTGACGCCAACAACGAAGCCGTGGGCGGAGAAGACGGAATTGAAATGACTTCGATGTTCTCAATCATGATAGGGGCAATCAAGGAACTTACCAACCGCGTTAAAGCCCTGGAGGCAATCTAATGGCTATCACGAATTACTACACGTCCCAACCGCTCCCATCTAAGAAAAAGAACTTAGAAGGCTTGGGTTATGCCATGACAGGACAGAATTCTGCCTTCGGTGCGCCCCAGAGAAGTGAAACCACATCACCAGCTTACTTGCCTCAGAATTACAACTACGGTGACTTGGCCAACTACGAAGAGATTCGCCGCAATGCGTTCGGGAACACGGCCTCGCAAGATATCTTAAGCACCAGAGATCAGTTATCGACTTCTCTTAACGACTACGGAAAGAAGTTTTATGAGCAGCGGCATCCGGAGATTTTAGAGGACCTTAACACGAGAGGACTTTTGACCTCAGACACGGCCAGGTCTAACGCAACGGCCCAAGCCTTGAAAGAGATCGAGCTTGAGAACTCCAAGTACCTAAGGGACTTTGACACTTCAGCTTTATCGGCCAGACTACAGGCTCAGCAGGACGCCTTGGATTCTGGATTGGACTTGCGGCGCGGTGGCCTTGACCAGCGATACGAAGACGCCGCTGCCAACAGCGAAGAGGCTTTGGCCAGAGACTTGGCAAAGCAGCAGTCGAAGAACCAGCTTACTGGCTCACTGATTGGAGTAGGTGGAAGCATTTTAGGTGCTGGATTAGGATCAGGTGGATTTTTGACGAGCTTGCTTGGCAAGGGTGCAGCCACTACCGCCGCCACAGGAGCTGGAACAGCTGGCGCTGGAATTGCTGGTACATTAGCAACATTAAATACTTCTCCTGGCGGAATTGGAACACAAGGTGGAATTTGGGCTCTTGGTGGTGCAATTTCTAATCCTAATGATATTATAATTGCAATACAATCTGGTGGATTGTGGATGCAAAGTGGTACCTACGATACA